GACCAGAGCATACCTTCCGCACTTCCAGCCACTCTTCCTTGGTGATCTCTAGGGCTTTGGCAACCTCTAGGTCCGTAGAGCCCTTATAGAGCAGCTTGCGTCCTTTGACCCAACGCTCGCGCATCTTGTGGCTTAACCGAACAGCGTATGTTCTGTCACGCACCCAGTGCAATAGCTCGCCACGAATGGTTGGTACAGCAAGAGAGCTAAACTTCATTGCCTTGCCTGTTACAGGGTGAGGCCTGTCAGGATCGTACCTGTAAGCAGCCTTGCAAAGGCCTTCAAAAGCCACCGACTCCAGGGTGGCGTAGTCAATCCCAGTGCTTCGCTGCATCCGCCACGCTTCACGTCTCGCCAGGTTCAAATTATTAGAAGCCATCTCCTGCTGTTCCGTGTTCATCGTAAACTTAGTAGGTTTGCGAGCCACGGCGTTACAAAAAGCTACAGACAGTCTACCAGGGATTATACTTAGCCACGTTCGGTAAAACCCTGTCGCCACGTCCCCATGTAACAGAAGTCATTTGAGGAGCAGTGCGCTGACTACAGTAATTAATTGCCATCGTCAAGGCGTCAACCATGTCGTCGTTCCGAGAAGCGGGGAACAAAGCGAATTCATTTAGGAACGCATCCAACCATGAGACGCTAGCGGGCAAATAGACGTTGCCAGCTTCTACTAAGGGGACGATACCTGCAGCGCGAGAGGTCTTAGATTTCTCTGGCTTAAAGCCGATAAGTCCCGGCACTCTCTTCTGCATCATTTGGTACACAGCGTATCCCGATGCCGCAAGTTCGATTACGGTGCCTGATAACGCATGGCGCTTATAGAGTCTGGCAATCATGGCCATTGTGCCAACCACGTCCAGCTTTTCCCTAACAAGATCAAGCACGTAAAATTGATTTCCAGATTGGCCAACAACCATTCCTACTACATAGTCACTTTTCTTGGCGTCTGTAAAGGTACAGTCAACGCTAAGCATGATCCTCTGGAATTCAGGGAGATCATCATCCCAGTTGTAATATTGCCACCAGTCAGGGCTAAACATGTTACCCCCTTCGGGAGCAGGCCTCTGTTGGTACAAGGAAGCGAAATCCCTAGATCCAACGGCCTCTCGGATTCGTTCTAAAGCCTCTACATCGTAGCGCTGTGGGCAAAGAGCCTCGCCTATCTCTTCACGCCAATCAGAGACAGTAGCGCAATGAGCGGGAAGGATCGGCCTGTCGGCCACCTCCTCGTAGAGAGCGGGAAGGTCTACGATGGTCCAGTTTTCTCGACCCTTTTCCGAAACGTTGTGCTCGTTTTCCAGCAGCTGCCCGATCATGTCATTTTCTGACCATCGGGTCTGAATGACCACGATAGCACCCACATGAGGCTCTAGACGTGTGTACAGGGTGGATGTATACCAGTCGTTGAGCTTCTCCATCATCCGGTCTGATTCTGCGTCTTCGCGGTTCTTGACGGGGTCATCGATAATGAGAAGATGGCCAGAGCGGCCAGTGACGGCACCGCCCACACCGGCAGCCCAGAGGCCACCGCCGCCTTCAGTTCCCCACGCGTTAACGGCTTTAGACGATTCATTCAGGAGGCCACCGCCTTCTTTGAAGAACTCTCGCGCCTTCCTGGAGAAACCTTCTGCCAGCTCTGCAGAGTAAGACGAGATACCGACATAGCGATCTGGATGGGCGAGCAGGTAAGCAGCGGGAAGGAGTTGCGACGCAAGAAGCGATTTCCCGTGCCTCGGTGGGACCTGGAGGATGAGGCGGTTGCACTTACCATCAATTACTCTTTGCAGCTGCTCAATGACGGTTGTAGAACGAGTAGGAAGGCATCACCTTCTTTATAAACTTCCATAAGATGACCCGTTCTGCGTTCTTAGAGGTTTTCTTCTTCTTGACTTCTCTGAGTAAGTCTTGGCCTGAAGCGGCGTACTCCAGGTAGTCGTTGCCTAGTTTTGTGGACATTATTCTTCAACAGGGATCTGGTACGCTTCGTCGTCAGCTTCGTCCATGATTTCGACCTGAACCTCCTCCAGCTCCTGGTCAACAACCTGCATAAGCTGACCAACTCCCAAGGCTGTAGCCCATGACTGGCGACCGGAGTCGGAGATATTTGCAGCTGCACGCATAAGACCGCTGACCAGGCCCATGGGAATCTTTTCTCCTTCAGCTTCGGCCTCGATGATCCGCTTCTGAATGATCCTCATTAGGTCGGCAGATGTCTCCATCATCATCTTCGCCTGTGCCTCGTTGGCCTGGCGATACTCTTCGATAGATTCTCTTTGACGCTTCCTTTCGATCTTGCTTGACTCGCGCATTGCAAGAGCCATGTTCTTGGTGTCCCAAGACGCTGCACGCTTGTCCCAATTGTACTTCTTAGCCCACTCCGAGACAGTCTCAATCCTACCGCCACGCTCTTCGCAGACGGCAGTCAGAGTGCGCTTGCCGTACAGATAAATCTGAAAGGCATTGAACTGATCATTGTTCTCATGTCGCCCAGCGTCGTTGACTTTATAGCCACGCTGGAACTCCCAAATGTTTCGGTCCCGTTTTACCTCGGACTTCCATTCCCTGAATACGCCGTCACCCACTAGAATCTCTCTGTGTCGGGCTAGTATGCCGAAGCAATAAAAAGGCCCCGAAGGGCAGCTACGAAGCCAAGCATTGTAAGGCGACCGTTCGTTCCCATTATGCTACACTATTTGCAGAGTCAATGTCATTCTCTATTTGCGAATTGCGAATGGATTTAATCTCTTCATCACGTTCCTTCCATTCCTTGAACTTTTCATAGAGATCTTCGTTTCTAGTAACCTCATACTCATCACAGATTTTACGTTGGTCTGCATCATTGACCCATTCATTCAAGACCAAAGACATAGCACCCCCACGAATATTGTCAGGAGACATACCAACTGCCAGCATGAACTTCTCAAAGAGTTTGAAATACTGTTTGGCATTAAGATCAGCAGCAGGTGCTGTGATCAGGAAATGCTCTTCAGGAACAAAATCATCACAACCAACAGTAGAACCAAACCCACGAGTATAATCATGAGTGTAGGTAGAATTGAACTTGAACTCAACAGTTGCTTCGTAGGACATGGGTCTGATGTAGATAAGGTTATTATACAATAATGGGTTTTGCGAGTTATTGGCTACCAAAGGCAGCTTCAAACACGTCTGGCAGCTGTTCCGCAAAGATCTCCTTGACCTCCTCGGCAATCAGTCGGTGCTCAAGCTGGGTCTCGATACCTGCGCGGATCTGAATGTAATGAATCCAGCTACGAATGGATCCCGACATGTAGAGACGGGTTGGAGTCCCCAGCGGAAGGATGGAACGAGCGCACTCCTTGGCCACACCTCGGCTGAGCATGTACTCGTACAGGTCCAGAGACTCGTTGTAAAGCGTCTGGATCTTCTCCTCCATCCGGTCAGTGAAGGAAGGGTCCAGGTCATCATGGCTGGCCTGCTTGTTCTTCAGGTCCTGAGAGCGCAGGCGTGGCACTCCGAAGGTACCGAGCTGGTCAACGCTGCTGTAGCGCTGGGAGAACTCCTGGAAGCTGAACGAACGATGGCGCAGGATCTGAGCAGCTACGGCCCGAGTCGTCTCGATCTCCACCTGCATGCTGGCCATCTCGAAAGGCGACCAGTGCTTGTGCTTGATCAGGTAACGAATCAGGCGCGGCGCTGTCTTCTCGCTGTGCTGATTGCTGGGATTAGAAACCCGAGCCATGTAAGCAATCTGCTGTTCCGCGTCAGGCGTAATGCTGACAAGCTTTGCTGTGTGTACTTCGAGCTGTGTCAAAAGAGGTCCTCGGGGGTTTCAATCATTTTATCATACGCCTTGTACCAAGACGGATAGCTCAGCTGATGAATCAAGGGCTCACGGTTTGGCCACTCGCCTTTCTCCACGCAATCTGCATAGATCCTGATGGCTGAGTCACATTTCTTAAGACCTTCAGCCATCATCTCCTCGTCAACCTCGAAGAGATCGACTGTATAAGGCGCCTTGCGCTCCACAGCAGCGAACAGGAAGCGGAACGGCTTACCGTAGGCTACTTCAGCTGCCTTAGCATAGAATGCGGCCTGGAAGTCGTAACCGAGCCCCACTACCTTCTTGGTAAATAACTCAGAGTCAACTGTGTCTGTAGTCTTGAGGTCAAGGACAATTCCCTCGTCAACCAATACGCTGTCTAGACGGGCCTTACAGCGCACTCCCATCCAGTCCCAGTAGATAGAGACTTCATTGCGTTTGATGTACTCTGAATCGGTTCCTGAGTACCACTGAAGGCGTCTTAACGACTCTGCCATTCCCTGCACACTGTTCCAGGGATCATCCTTACCTCCAGAATTCAGCACCTTCTTACGACCAACGCTAGCTTTCCACTCCTTTCCTTGCTTGGTGGCTAAAGACAAGCCATCGGGTTTCTTAATGTATGCCCCATTAAAGGCTTCTTCCCCATCCAGGACCAGGCAGTGAGCTGCTGTACCCATCTCCATTGCAGGGGTTGGGATCATCTTGAACTTCAAAGCCGCCTGGTAATGCGCGGGACTGTCTAAGATCTTCTTCAGACTAGATTGATTGACTCCAGCCTCTTTTCGGTAGGCAAAGTCGCTCTGATTGTAGGCGATTTCAGCAGTCACAGGTAGCTAAGCATATTGCTCATTCTATCAGAACGGCAATTCTTCCTGCTCTTCGCCAATCTCGATAACTTTCACGTACCAAGCACTATGCTCTTTCTTGCACTTGGTCCAGCGAACAGATAGCTCAGAGATGATACTGATTCGATCATCTTCCCACAGTACCTTGTTAGCTGTATCGAAAAGAGCACCGACAACGTTGTCTATGTCAGCCCTGCCTTCGCCATGCAGTTCTATTTCAACACGAAGGGGCCCCTGTAAAGGAGGCCCGTCATATTGCTCCTTGATTTTTTCAAGAAGCTCCTTTTGGTTTTTGCGATAGGAAACGGGCATAAAAGTGCCCTTGGATGTTACCCGAGGGCGACTCTTCGAGAACAAATTGTGGTAGATCGTCAGCTCAATCATACAACGTACTTGCGTTTGCTGCCGTTCGTAATACCCTCGACGGTACTCCGTGCGACGCCGTATTGTTCCGAGATGGCCTGATTGGTCAGCCCCTGAGCCTTGAGTCGCCGCATCTCCCTGACCTGCTCGTCGGTGATCTTGCACTGCACGTTTTTCTCGCCGCGAGTCTTGGGGTTGTAGTACTTCCTTCGGTTCTTCATCTGGTCGGACTTGCTCGACCAATTGCAGTTCTCGGGGCAGTAGTCTCCGTTGTTATCGATCCGATCCAGCTGGTAGCCGCCAGGCCGATCGCCCATGTCCTCGACGAAGTTCCAAAACTGGTTCCATCTGTCGCATATAGAAATACCCCTGGCTCCGTAGTAACGAAACGTGGGGTGATTGGGGTTGTTGCACCTGGTCCGCATATTGGTAAAGGTGCTGTAGAGAGGGTGATTCTTTTGGTTCATCCTTAAAGGTAGTGGATGATCTTAGTCTACCATATCTCCAGTGTAATCATCAACCAGGAATGCCAGTACCGCTATGATGCCAAGGATCCCAAAAGAGACCCCCAGCAACTGCAGTAGAGGTAAAACTGCAAGACAGATCACTCGCAACCTCCTCCGCCTTCTTTCAAGACGCAAGTGTTTCCATTAGCCTTAACTCCCAGCAGGAAGCCGCGCTTTTCAATCACCTTGACGATCTCTTCAGGATCTGCATCAGCGATGTTCCGATTACGGAGAATTTCGCTGACCTCTTCCTCCGATAGCTCGACAGGACCGAGGGAAGGATCCCACATGTACTCGTCATCGGAATCCCAGCCCTCAAGAGGCTGGTCGTCAACATCACGACTCGCGCCGTAATAGAAGGGCTCTTCGTAGCCTCGTATCGCATTATCAATCAAGCCTTCTACGATGTCCTCGTAAGTAGCCTCAAAGGGCACTGGTGGCTCCAAAGACTGGATCTCCCTGTCGATGTACCACCTGGCCTTTTTCAGGTCTTCCAGCTGATTCTGCTTGCGGCCTGCGCGACTTATGTACTTGCAGGCGTTGCCAAGGTTGTAGTTGAGCTCCCAGTCCTCGATAACGTCAATAGGCTCGTAAGAGCGGCCTTCAGCGTAGTGAGCAGGGCTGTTGATTGGGTCGTGGGTCATTTGGAAGAGTCCTCAATTTTGATGTTTCTATTGTCTCGACAGCAGACTGTTTTCTTCCGTCGATCAAGATAAACGGTGATCCCGCTTGATTTCCATTCTACCACTTTGCCTTTATCCCAGCCAGCTCCGCAAAATACCTTAACCCTGGTGCCCTTGCGCATGACTCTCATAGGCAAAGGGTCCTGGGCCATCCACTCTGCAGCTTTTACCGCAGAGGGTTTAGGCTTCATAGTGCCATCGGCTAGAATTCTCATCAGTTTGGCTCCCTTGTCTTACAGGTAAAGTCGTCCTTGGCGAAAATCATGGCGCGATCGGTGTGATTACGCCAGATCTTTTCCGCTTCGCTCCAGTTTACTGGCTTAGTTTTCTCCATATTTGGCCATAGCAAGACCACAAACTCTCCAGCTCTTTTGTCAGAGCCTTCTTCAGTTTGCTCTTTTGCCCACAGCTCGTGCTCCCTAGCCTGTCTCTTTTGCTTAGCCCTGCGGCTTTTGCCATGTCTAGCCATTAGTTACTCTCCCTTTCAAGGATGTAATGAGCTGGGAGACTGCCATCGATACCGGCAACAGCTTTTATGACTGTAGGCAAGTGCTTGTCTGAGGAGTTTAACACCCAAAGATCCTCAGTCCCCAATCGGAGTAAACCCTCGGCCACCATGTCGCCAAGAACCTCCTGCACAAGCCACTCCAGTCGGGTCCTATTGTCTTCTAGGTCCAGATCGTCAGACCAGCCAGCAAACAGCTCAGAAGAGCCGCACAAAGGGGTTATAGCTCCTACGGCCTCGTGGGTGCGGATTGCTCCTCGGTAGAGCAGTATTGCCCAAACGAACGGGCGAACATCTGCTGTGGTCAGTTCTGGAGTTTCGTCAAACAGTAATCCAAGGCTGCCTGGTGCAATCTCAGCCTGGTCAATAGTAAAGCCAAAAGTCATGGGGAAACCTCCTTGGTTGATGCATCCATTCTAACCATAAAAAAAGCCAGATGTCAATTCTGGCGTAGATACATGATGGCGACGGTCAGGCTGTCGATATTATCACCAAACTTGCCGAGGCCTACATTGCAAGAGTCGCAGAGAAGGCCTCGAATCTTACCTGTTGAGTGGCAGTGGTCAACCCTAAGCTTCCCATCTCTTTCTGATTCGGCAGGCTTTTCGCAAATCGCGCAGCATCCTCCCTGGGCTGCCAGCCTCTGAAGGTAAGACTCT